GTTACGGCGATAGAAGAGGCTAAAATTAACGCTCGTCTATCATTTGCTTGGATAATATTTCCATCAATATATCGAGAAGCGTATGATTGAAGAGCGCCTTTTACAGCGGCTGTTTCTGTGTAAGTTATTGTTGGTGCGTAAGCTGTCCCGCTCGCACCTTGTTTCTTGAAAGTAAATGTGCGACCAGCGTCTGATATCAGTCGCGTGACGTGGGTCACTGTCTGAGAAGCCAGGCTCATTTTACTTCAACCGGATCCATGATCGACTTGGGACGATCTGCGTCAGCAGAGACAGCGGCCATGTCAGAAATAGAAGTTCCGCCAGCGTAAGGTAACGCCGTTATAAAAGCAGACCCTTCTTTGTCCAAGGTGGCAGCAAGTTCGGAGAATTGTTTAGCCTTTTCTCCGTAATTCATCGATATTCCATCGATACTCGTCGAAGTATATCGAGCAAATTTTGCGGCAAGACCTCTAGCAATCTCAGCGGCAGCTTCGTAATTGTTCGAAGCCAAATTAACGGCCCAAGCAATCTCTTCATCTGTAGCAAGTTGATCTGTGGTGTCTGTGTCCCCAATAAGGAAACGAACCATATCTCGGTCACTTGCTGCTGGATTACCGCTATAGGTCCAAGTCATATTAGTATCCCTTAAGTTTATCAGGGGCAAAAGCCCCTGATAACGTTACTTACCCTTTTTCTTTGTTCCAGAGCCAAACAGGCCTTCGGCCTCGGTTTTAACTTCTGAAACAGGGTGAACTGTAAGTGAAGGTTCGTTGCTTGCGGCTTTATACTCGACAAAGTCGCCTTCCAACCTACGAGCAAGAGTCCCTTCTGGCCAGCCAGAAGGGTCTACCTCAGCGCCCTGAGAATGTTCAATTCCAAAAGAACTGAACGGTTTCTTGCATATGAGTTTGGCAGACATTAGTTATCTCCGTGGTTTGCCCAAGTAAAGGTCACAGTACCGTTGACCGTTAGGGTAGAATTCGCCGTGCTCCCAGCGTCTGGAACGGCAAAATTCAGGAACAAGTCCTTAGCGGTAGAAGTACCGTCGAAGATACCCGCAGCCATTTCAGTTGCAGTCGACTTACCCTTCATCGTACCGGCAGAAGTGGTCAAGGTGCAGGCCGTTGAAGGAATAATATCAGCTTCAGTGGAAGTCAAAGCCGCGTTATCGGTCTGAGTGGTTACGGTACCAAGAGACCCGACGACAGAGGCAGTAGCGCCAATGCCGGCTGCCGCCGTGATCGTTAGATCGGTCGTCGCCCCGAGAACCTGAATAACGCCGGCCGGGAAATCATACAGCTTTAAAGAGCCGTGACTGCCAGCCGTAGTAGCATCGGTCATCGTAATAGAGACGCCCGTAAGAGTCAGCTTGGTTTGATGAACGCCACCAGTGTGCTCAGTAAGAGCGACACCAGTGCCGTTAATAGCACCGGCTGAACCACCACCGAAGAGCTGCGCGACTGTTTCACTCTGCGGTTCATTCGGACGGTTAAGCGGGATGCGCGAAAGATCACTCGCAATAGCCATGATCGTCTCTCCTCAAAAAAGACCAGGTCTTTGGAACCTGGTCTTTATCTTGTTACGCCACGCAGGACGAGAAGAAGTAGCCCATCTCAGAGGCAACAACCTTCTGAGCGTAGGCCATTTCGCCTTCGATCCGATCGGCCGCCAGGCGCTCTTCGCGCCACTTCTTGATACGCATGCCGCCGATTGAACCGGTATAGCCGGACCAAGCGAAGGTATAACCCGCAGTCGGGGTCATGAGCGACGGAGAAGGAGCCGAGTAGCACAACAGGGAGTTTTTGCCGCCGATGAAGGCCTGAGTATCAGACTGACCTTCAGCAGACGAGGTGTAGACACCCTGCATGACGAGAACACGCTCGATATTGAAGAAGCGAGCAAGCATCGCCAGGTCGATAGAATCGGCACTGGTATACTTGAACTGGTCACGAATAGTGGCATTGTCACGGAGAGCAGAGAAAACCTGCGCGCCCATAACCATGGTATTCGGCATGAAACCAGTGTTCTGCAGAATCGACATCTTGCCAGCTTCCACGTCCTTCAACGGGGTGGAGTTGGCCGCCGACCAAAGGGTGCTCGGGGTGGAATCGGTACCCCAAACGCCGGTAGTGAAGAACGAGGAAGCCCAAGTACGCTCGCGGCTAATCAGCAGCTTCTGAGTAACGTACTCAGTCGCGGCGCGATCAAGCGAGAGAACCGAGTCAGCGTTCGCACGCAACTGGTCGTCGACGTCTTTATGGAACGCCGTAGGAACAGCCGAATAGCTATCCGTGGTGACACGGAAACCGCCGCCGGCGCTCTCAGACGCAGGGCCACGAACCTTCGCTTCGTCGCGGAGGAAATCGCCCTTATTGAACTTGTAGAACAGGTCCGATTGACGTTCAACACCTACGGTGGGGAACACTTTGTCGGCCACAAAGGAATTGCCCGATTGCACATAAGCAACCGAGATGTTGGTAAGCGGCGCGTTAACGTGAACGTCGCCCGGAGTGGGAGTAGCCATGATCTATATCCTCACGTTCACGGTTACGGGATCAAACGGTTAAAGCCGAGCAGAACCGAGACAACATCGTTGTCAGAGGCACCAGTCAAAGCCTTACCAGCGACATACGTGCCAGAACCAGTGGCGGCAATCGCGTCACCATTAGCGTCGCACGATACTTCATCACCTGCGGTGATCGTGCCGCCGGCAACGACTTTAGTAACGCCGGTGACCATCACGACAGCAGCCGACCCTGAAGCCGGGGCGTTCTGAAGGACGCCGATAACCTTGTCAGAGACGGCAGCGCCGACCGTGACGGTATTGGCGCCGCTCACTTTAACGAACTTGTGAATCTTGGCCGAAAGATCAGCCGAAGCGGTCACGGTTCCGAGCGTAAAGCCGGGAATTTCATAAGCCATGTTGGTCTCTCCTTACCGACGAGCAGCAGCGTCAGCGTAAAGCTGCGGGTTCATATCCAAAGCCTTGGCAATCGCCTGAGGCTCAGTCATCAAGGGGTGAGCCTTGCGAATCTCAGCCGCAGCCTGGGCAACAGCACTGTCACCAGTCGGAACAGAACCAGAGTTGCCGACCTCAGAGAAGAGGCGGCCTTTCTTGATCTGCTCATGTTGCGCGCCGTAGCCTTTGATGATTTCAGCGTAAGCCGATTCATCGGACTTCTTGACAGTCATGAGGCTCGAGGCGAGAGTTTCGGCTTGGCCGACACCGCGAAGATCAGACTTAATAACCGACAACATCTTTTCGTCGGTCATGTCTTGAAGCTGCTTCGTCAGAAGGTCAATCTTGGCCGCTTGCGAGTCAAGGGTCTTGCGAACCTCGTCAGAAGCGGGAGAGAAAGCCTTGCGCAACGAGTCGCGCTTATCAGCGTTCATGATATAATCAGCGCGCATCTCAGGGGTCATGCCCTTGATGATGGTCTGTTCCTCGACGGTCAGCTCGGCCTTGGCGAGCCGGTCGAGGAGAGCATTGGTATTCGCATCGTGACCCATGTCGGTCTCTCCACTCGGTTCGCCGGCCAATCCCGCCGGCAGGGCCGCGGCCAACCCGGCCGCAAAACTCTTTTCAACAATGCCGGGGTCTTCGTCGTCACCGGCTACAGTCATGATGAGAGCCTGATAGAACTGTTCAAAGGTCTGGTCAAGGAGACCATCCTTATCTTGCTCTTTACTGTTGATAATGGAATCAACGCTCTCACGAAGAGCAAGGACGAGCTGCTGAATCTCAGCTACGCCGTCTTCAACTTCGCCGTCCATCGCGGCTTCAGCGTCGGCCTTGTTAAAAGAAACAGTCTGACCGTCAGACTTGGTCAATTGGACCAATTCGATGACTTCGTCACGCTCATCGCTCATCGTAGCACCCTTCGGCTTGAGAATTGATCGTAAAGCTGTCCTAGTTTGGATCCTGCTTGTCCTGACGGGCCTGAAAGGAAATAAGCTCCAATCCCTGCACCGGCAAGACCTGCAACTCCCCTTGAACCTGCAGCCCTTCGCAAAGTATGTAGGCCTAGTTTTACCCCACTTCCTACGACTTTGCCAGTAACTTTTCCCGCACTACTTCCTACAGCTCCGAACAGAGAACCGAGCCTATTTCCGAAAGAACTAACAGAACCTGCATTCTTTCCACGGAGAGTATCAAAAGCTCCGCCCAAGACCCGTCCAGAAACCTTTCCGGTCACAGAACCTACGAATGATCCAACCTTTTGACCGAAGGCTGGGGCTGTTCTATTGATTAAAGATCCAAGACCGCGACTCCTTGAGCCTATGTAAGCTCCAGCGCCGGCTCCTACACCAGCACCAAACAGGGTTCCAAGTAGCGCGCCGGTTGGTTCTCCACGCGTTTCTTGGATTATCTGACTTGTTCTTGCGAGGTAAGGGGCGCTAGTGTCTTGGCGACTTCTGTGAGTCCTAGCCGTGTAAGAAGAAGAATCTTCGCTGTGAGACACTGGATCATCACCGATGATAAAACGTCCTGCGTTCTTGAGCTTACGTTTGATCCCAGACTTCTTCTTATCAGATTCGCCAGTTACACCGTCGCCGTCACCATCACGACCTGCGCGGCCGTCGGCTTTCATGAGAATGACTTTGGCGTGTTGATTCGCAGGGCGATCGACAAGACTTACTTCATCAAGCTCGATGTCGCTAAGAAATGTCGGCATTTTCAACAGTCCCTTGAATAAGACGATATATTGATAACATCATACCCTGCGCGTGGTTCAGTGTAAACAGTCATTATGCCATGTTTTTACGTTTCCCTCGGCCACCAATAGAGAATGCGCCAAGTTCTCCCTTTTTGACCCTGGCCCACGTCTCATCGTCGCTGATATGCACGCCAATGAGCCAGGCCGACTTCTTCAGGTCGATCCCTAGGGCCTTCTGTAGCTCTGGACGTAGGACAACAGACTCTACAACCTCTCCGATGCTTACAGGCTTGCCATCAGCACCCATCTTGTGCATGATCCCACCGACTCGACCACTCTTAATGAACTTGTGGGCAACCTTTACGAGTTCGGTTACAGGGAGGATATCTCCTTGACGATCTACGACAGGTTGTCCGTCTTCATCGGCGACAGAGGCAAATCCATAGACGACCCGTTCCTCATCATCTGCCTTTACGATTGGAACTTCCATGGAGAAGTCTGCACTCTTTGCAAAAGGGTGCTTCTTCTCACGTCCGCCGAATAGAGTTTTACCTGCGCAGGTTCTTTGATATGGGTTAGACATTAACGGCCTCCTGAAATCTTGTTACCAGCGTACTGTCCAGCCCAAAGACCGGCCAGTGAAGCCGAAGCATCAGACGCTAAACGACCTTTGAAACCCAGTGAGTTTTTCGCGGCTACTTTGAGACCAGCTCTGCTGCCTGCAATGTACCCAGCCAAGCCTCCAATAGACTCGCCAAGTTTAGGTTTAGTCTCTTTGAACCCAGTCTTCATTCTACGCAAGGCCTGTCTAATGTCCTTGCTTTGAGCAGCAAACCCGATCCGGCGCCCAAGAGATTCCCCTGCAAGGCCACCTGCGACATTGCCAATAAGTCCGCCAGCGATGCTTCCAACGCCGGCGGTTGTTAGTGCTCCAGCAGCCGTTCCAGCTGCAGACCCAAGAGCACTTCCAATAACATTGCCAATATCTCCGACCCTATTGGCGCGATCTTTCTGGGCTTTCAACCCTTGAAGATAGGCTCGACGGCGAGGATTCTTCGACGGTTTACCATTCTCATTGAAGATCCCGTCACCGTCGCCGTCTGTTCCTTTGGCAGATTTGTTTAGAACTAAACGAACCGCCCGCAAGGTATTAGTTATTCCAAATTGCTGGTTTCTGTAGAATCCAGACAAAGCTGTAACCTTCTTTGAACCTCTATTTCCAGCAAGCGTGCGAACACTCTCAGCCACAACTTCTGTTGGAGCACTTGTACGCAATTTATCGCGACGAGTGGCTTCATCTATCTTTTTAGACGAGGAAAGATATTCCGTATTTTGACCGTGAACAGATCTTGATGTATCTACCGCATGCCCAAACTCGTGCAAAATAGATCCATCTTTAAGATTTCTCACAAAAAGCTTCTTTCCAGTCTCGAAGTATACCCCTGCGGGGGAATACGGGTTTTTGTCATCAAGTACCCCAAAGGCAGGGTTTCTTTTTTGTTCAAAAGAAACGTTGGATAAAAGTTTCTTTGTCTTGGGACCAAGTCTAACTTTACCTTTGAAAGCTCCGGTAACGTATTTACGAGCTTTCTCGTTAAATATTCCATCTTTATCCGCGTCACGCCCTGCCCGACCATCCTTGTAAATAGTCACGGCCTTCTTCATGCGTCGAATCATTCGACCTTTGCGCGAGGGTTCTCCCATAACAGAAGGAACGTGCGCTGAATCAGCCGTCGGGCAATCCTTCGTAACGTTGATGATGATGCTTACGGGAGCCTCTGTCGGCTTAACGTGGCTCGGTCTAGAAGGATCTTCAGCCAGCTGCTCTGCCCGACCAGCGTCAATATGCGCCTGTTGAACGCGCAATAGACGGTTCTTTAGACGTTGAGCCTGTTTACGTTTAAGCTCTTCAAGTTTGAGTGTTATCGGTAAGTCAAGCATTTACCATTGCCCTTGCCAAGTGATTGACGCGTAAGCCGCCGTTGCGGTCCCGGTCACTGTCCGCGCCGCGATGGTCAATGTGTCCGGCGTCGTACCGTCGAAGCTATTGACCAAGGGCCGGTCAGAGAATGCCGTATTGCTCAGATTGCCAACCTTGGCCGAATTACTAGAACTGGCAAAAGTATCGCGGTCAATAACCACTCCGCTCCCAAGAGATACTGCCGTCGCAGTCACGTCAAATTGCCCCATAGCATTGGCGTTCACAGCAGTCCAACTTGCTCCTGTTAGCGTGGCATTCCAGATAAGTTGGTACTTGACTATAACAGACGTGTTATTATCGACATAAAGCGAAAGCGCCTTTGGGATAATCCAACCTCGGTTTGTAATCCCGCCGAACGTTGGTCCTGGCCTAATACTCAAAATTGGTTTGAGAGTTGTCGTCAGGCCAATGCCGACATCATTTTCAGCCGAATATTGAATGCCTATCGGCTCAAACCCGCCTTCGCTTGACACCTGACAACAAATTGCGTCCATCGTCGCAACTGCGCCAGCGGTGCCAGTGTTTACAATCTCCCATCTGACAGGGAGATTGGGGGTTGCCATGTATGGCTGGTCTGATGTTAGATTGCTGTGATGGAAAAAATGAACGTAGTAAAGAAGACCATTGATTTCAAAGCCACAACGCACCGTACCGACGCCAAGATACTGAAGGTCCACAATAAATATTTGACCTTTTGTCATGTCCAAGGTCAGGCCACTTGGCCCACTTCCATTCATTGGATCTACGTTCCAACTAGCTTGGGCGACTGAAGTATCAACTATTGAGCCTGAAACACTTGAGCGCAGCACAAGCGCAATTCCCGCACTTGTATAGTTCAGAAAAATTCCATTGCTGTCGTCGAAATACCCCATGCGCTTGGCCACACCAGACGCCGGAACCGCCCCAGGAATGGCGGTGACGGACATTTGCAAGCTCTTGCCAGGGTTATACCGGGCATATACTCGCGATTGCTGCACCGACCGCGCACCGCTTGCCGTCCCGCCGGTGGCCAGCGTCACGCGCTTTGTCGTCGTGCTATGCGTAACTGTGCCAGTTCCTGTGGTAGAAGTCACAAAATTGAAGGGGTTGATTTTGTATTCGTTGAAGCCGGAGATAAGCGTGAATGGCTCAGATATCCGCAGCCGGTTAAAGGCGTCGAAAGACATATCGACGTTGCGAGTTACGAGACCGTAAGTAGACGGAGAAACCAATGTATTTGCTATGCTAGCCGCTGTTCCTGAATCATCAGTAATGGTCGAATTCACACGGGGAACCCCGTTAAATACAGGCCACGGATACGGGACCCCGTTACTGTCGATCAGCGATATTGCTCGTTGGAACATGCTATCATCGTTAAAAGGCACAGCAATCTCTCCTAGACGACACGAGCCGCGATTGTGCAACGACAGTTGATAGTCATGCTAGCTTCAGCGTTTGGATCTCCTGGAAGCATGATCGATCTGCCGTCAGGATATCTAAAAGCCTCTCCTATTGCCACACCTTCTTCGTTTAGCTTAGGGATCATCCTGTGCTCGTCTCTTACACGAGCATCTTTAGCGTGGACCCAGAAGCGCTTGAGTTGCAACCCCTGTTCTCTGAGCTTTTCGTCCATCTGCTCATAAGCCTCGTTCTGTCCCGCATTGACTGCGCGCAATGTCTCAGTCCTGGCGACGGTTAAGGCTCGATGGTTGGCCATCCTTGTAGAATATTGACCAACAAGCTTGTCTATCGTCTCTTGCGATAGCGGAATTCCCGTTTGAACTGAATCTTTGACCTTGGCGTCAAAACGTCGGTCTCTGAGCTTGCGTTCTGTCGTCAGACTGCCGATAGTCCAGCCGATCGCTTTCGGATTCGCCGTCTCTAACGCCGTTCTATAGTTCATCACGGCTTGAGCCTGCCTAGTCGTCAACGGAAGCAACTCACGAATGCCCGTCGCTATCTTATCAGGACCATATCCGTTCTTTATACCGTTCGATATAGCCAATTGCACGACCTGCGCCGCTTGCTGCGTTATCTCAACGATGAACCTATTCTGAAAGTCCTTAGCGCGCCTAACAGACTTGTCATCAACTCGGTTAAAATCTACAGAGAACAGAAGCTTTTTGATCTTATTCTCAGGGATCTTGATTCCGTCATTCGCTGTCAAGATGGCAGACTTCACGCGCAAGTCTATGAGCTTCCCTGACACTTGAGCAATGAACCTTGGGAGATTGCGATAGATCAAACCTTGGATGTCCTGTAATGACGCGTTACTTGGAATAGTAAAGGAGGCGAAAGCCTCCCTTAAACTACCAACTATAAGCCTCTCGTGGCTGGAGGCTAGCGTCTCAGGATCAACCTTCGAACTTGGCATTTAACACATCCACAAAGGATCGTGCACCTGAGGTCTTCTGTCCCTGGCCAAACGATTCTTTTGTGGTAGGGGCACTTGAATCGTCGAGGTATTCCTGTTGGCCGTCGGGAGAGCCATATGGATTCATCTCTGAGCCAGGGACAGAAGCTGCGAACATGTTTTGACTAGTCATCTCACGGAGTTGAACTGCCTCGGGAGAAGGTTCTGGGAGTCCAGCCTGTTCACGTAGCCAAGACTCGAGGTTCGTATCAGGGAACAACGGCATTCCCAAAGATGCAAGGGCCGTAAGCATTGGGGCAAGACGTTCAAGGTCAACTTGGTTAGAATTATCTGGAACGATGGACGGACGAGTACGTTGGTCCCAACCGTTCAATTCCCACAATTGAGCGACGCCTTGATCTGAGAAGGTCGAACCAACAGTGTCAAGGTATCCCTGAACTGAATCAAGGAATACGTCGACTTTTGTAGTAGCCAAAGCTTGCGTCCCACGGGCACCGTGTCCAAGCAGCACGAAATCAGTCGCCGTGGACATTGACATCTCTTGCATGTATCTCGTGATAGTAGCGCCTACATCGAACGATCTACGAGACCCGGTAGACAACAAAGAAATGTCAAACAGGGGTTTGCCATCTTCCATGTCGCTAGGGATAATGACTCCCATCTGCTCGTCTTGGCGCAGATTCCGGATCATCGTCTTGTAGCTGTTGTACGTCATTAGAGCATTGGCATCGCCAGCTTGCGCGGCCGCGATAAGCTTGGCAGGGAGCTTCGCTACTGGGATGCCGGCAAGGTCTCGCTCGATACCTATGCCTTCAATCGATTCAAGCTTCTTCTTCATATACCATGCGCGATAAGCATTGCGCAAGATCGATCGACCTTCGGGATTGTTCTTGGTCTTCGTTGTACGGAACAGGAGAAGCTTATCTTTCGGCAGGAAGACAGTTCTACCAGACCAATCTTGCTGCCACATCCCTGTCCAGTTACCGTTCTCGTCCATCTCCCAACGAAGAAGCGTATCTTGCGCGCGAAGAGCAAGTTTATTCCAGCCGATAAGACCTTCCTGGGTTTGACGATACACGATCTCCAAAGGAGCAAAACCGTATGTCAACATTGTCACTGCTTCAGCAACAACGTCCTCCCACGGGGTGTCGAGTTCTTCCATCTGTTTCTCGACGAAAACGACCCCTTGCTCAACTTGAGCTTCGAGACCAGGGGGAATTGTCTTCGGAGGTTCTACGCGCCAGGCGACCTTGCGCATTGCTTGAGTTATGATGTGCAATACGCTACCGATCGTGGCATCGTTGTCGGCCATCTCACGGAAGATCTTCGCGCCAGATCGCCCTTGCAGACTCGACAGCAACTCGTCTTGTACATAACCAGAATATTGTTTAAGGCCAGACGTGCCGGCTTCTGCGCACAAGTCCTTGGTATCAGTTGAATCACCGAAGAGCTTTTGTACGTCACCCACGCGCTGTCTCCTTACATACCAAAGTCGCCAAGCCAGGCGCTAGCCATATGAAGATTTTCCATCTTGACCATAGGAACCCCACCAAACCCTGAAGCTGCCAAGATCAAAGCATCTGCTCTATCAGGACTAGGAAGCCCGCGTTTCCGCATGTCGTCCTTTGATTCAACCTTAATCTGACCTCGAGCGGTAAAACTATACTTTATTCCTGAAAGCTGTGCCAGCAGTTCTTCGTCATCAGGGAGTTGAATCTTTCCGTGCTCAAGACGCTCGCGTAAACCCCAAGCAAGTTCTGCACGAAGGTTCAGGAATCGCTCGCTATCTCTGGCAGGAAGACCTACGTTAATTCCTACAACGTTTATCCCAGCCTCTTCAAGTTGATCTGTTACACCTCCGCCGACACCGATGTCGTCAACACGAACCTCATTGACTTTGTGTTGCTTGGCGAGCGATATCACGAGACCGGTAGTCTCGGTTGTCTTTAACTTGTGACGAGTGGCCAGGAAGTCTATCACAGGCCCACGGGCACGGGCTATGACGGTCTCATCGTTGCCCATACGAGCAACGTCTACGCCGAGATTCGTCACTGGGCCTGGCTCTAGTTCAAGAGCCATCGACTTTTCGATCCACGACAGTGGAAACAATACATCGTTGGATATATCAGGGAACTCTCCCAACACGCGAGCTTGCCACATTGGGGTGCCTTCACCCCAGATCCGACGTTTCTCTTCAACCCACTCAGGGCTAATGAGACCTTTGATACGTTTCCTCTTGTGTGTTGTGAAGTTCGGTGTATCGAAAGCACTGATCGTTATCTTGTTCGTGCCTGGGGACTTGAACTCGTCAGCAAAGGCCCCAGTTGGATCTGTTGGGTTTCCAATGGCCAGGAGACGACACGTCGGACTTGTGAGAACGCCTTCGGCTGATTCCCAGATCGGACGAGCCACGCCGCAGGCCTCGTCTAGGATCAGAAGGACCCATCCAGTATCTGAGTGCAGACCTTGAACTGCGTCCGGATCATTCGTAGAAAACCCAAAAGCGAACCAACCATCTTGGATCTTAATCTCAGTCAAGAGGGGATTTAGACCTAACGGCAACTTGGAGTTCTTGATGATGCGCCTTATCTCTTGCCAAAGAACTTTCTCAACCTGTCTGAACGTCGGGGCTGTAGTGGCTACGATCGAGTTAGGGTGCGTAACGAGGAACCAAATAGCGGTCAAAGCAGCGGTGTAGGTCTTGCCTGCTCCGTGACAGGACCGAACAACCGTCCTCCTGTTAAGTTTAACTGATTCCAAGACCTTCTTTTGGATGTCCCAAGGGTGCTCTCCCAAAACGACGTCGCAAAAGAAGTTCGGGTCTTGTTGGCACCTGTTCAAGAACAACTGCGCCCGGGTCTTATGCGGATCGATAGCGATGCCAGAGTATTTGTGCGTTAGTTTGTCTGTCTCGTTGACAAACATGCGGTTAGCGGCAACAGGCATGTTTGTCACTCCTGGTTGTGATCTGCATCCACGGCGTCATGACCAAGATCCTTTGAAAAGTCCAGATCATCCATTCCGAGATTAATCATCAGCCCTCCTGACTGCCGCATCGTATCAGGGGAAACACCCGACATTGCTGTTGAGACTGCCTCAAGGAACGAGGCTATACCTTGAACCTTCAGATCGTTCTCTGCGTTAGGATCAACACTAACCTGTTTGATCGGGGCACGAACGTACTTCGTAGCCTCTTTAGCGCCTAGGTAACGAAGTTCGTCATCAACAGGGCGGTAATTGAGAACCTGTTTCGTTACAGGATCGATGTCTTCGATATACCCGGCGGCCATCTTCAGGAGGACAGCAAAAGGATCGATCCCAACAGATTCAGCGACGGCTCGCTGTTCTACAAGGATGTCTGTCCAGAAGGCCGTACGACCTCCTTCACGCTTCTTTGGAATTACGTCAGCCAGTGCCATGGTCCGTTCAACGGAATTAGGAGGAGTCCTAGCTTGAATTTCTTTGACCTCTTCCCGAACCTTCTTCGCGTTCTCGCGACGTTGCGCCCCTCGTTCGTCATCTAGGAACTCGTCAGCAAAGATTTTCTTGGTCATGTCGTCTGCTCCTACAGAGATCATTCATTCGTGCTTTCGCCTAAGCACAACACCAATATACATCCGAGCAATAATGAAAGCCAGGCTTAATAGAGCTTTTTTCATTCGATATACTGTGACCTAAAAGCCACAGTGTGACATCCTTGGCACACAACGTTCACGCGGGCACGGGCGGGAGGCCTCGTTCAGGGAGTTCGCGGCAATCTCCCCCGCCCATAGAGAAGATATATACTACGCGCGCGGGTATATAGGCCTAGAAATTTTCGTTTTTATTTTCAAGTGCTCAACGCGCGCAGGCAATCTTGTAAACCCCCTGTTTTTTTCATTATTGGGTCTTTGCCCCAAAAAGTAAATTATTAGGTATTTATTGAGACTGTTATTAGGTTAAACCATTGAAATTATAACTGTTATTAGGCTATTAGAAAAAAGAACTCGAAAAAAAAAAAAAATTTTTTTTCTCGCCCCCGGGGGTAATACTTTCAATAAACTGGGCCTATCCGTGCTTTCGGCCCAGGCTCATTCGGTCAATCTCATTGGTCTTTTCACCACAACGAAACTGGCACAGACGATCTCTGTCATCTTCATTCTTTCGCGGCGTCAATCATAATTCGCCAATTGGAAAAAGCCATCTTCGGCGGCAATGTACTAAACCTAACCATCTCTGGCGTAGGCTCGTGCATTGCCGTAAGTACGGCGTCGGCATGCGATAGGTAGTTTGTCCAGTTAATAGACAAGATGCTATCTGGGTTATCCCCACACGATAGGCAAATCGCCCTAGCTATTTTCTCACGCATCGTCATTCCAATCATTTTCCTCCCTCCACTACGCTACCCACTGGCAAATCGAACGTCTTATTCAAACTATCAACAAGTGGTGCAGGTAAGTTCTTTGTTTTGGATGATCCAATCCCATAGCACAAAGGCTCAATCTCCGGCCAGCCTTTGATAAGACTTGAGAGCGATGTAATACTACTCAAGTATGCCTTAGCTCTTGTCCCAGCCTCTTTCTTCTCCTTTTGTAAGTTCTCTTTAGTCACAGCAAGCGTAAAACCTTGCATTGACAATTCAGGGTCACTAACGCTAATTAACGTATAGTTAGTCGAGTAGTGCTTTCGCGAAGACGTTCGATAAGGTACTCGCACGGGATTCTTAAATTTTCCGATGAGGTAAGAGGCGTCACCTGAAGAGTGCGTATGTATAACCACAGAACTTACTTCGCAAGCTATCCCTGCAGGAAGTCCATCCAAGATAGTTTGTTCGTGTTCAGAGATCGAAGATTTCAAAGCCTTTTCACAAAAGACATCGATCTCTTGTTCTACGGCTGCAATCTCTTTGTCAAACTTGTGTGCTACAAGTCTTTTTACGATCAAACTCCGATCGTCGTTCGTCAGTCTATGATAAGTCATCGTCTTTCTCCATTCTCAGATCAGTTTCTAGCCTCGTAGACGCGCCTTAATCCCCTCGGCCCGCCTTTCCCTATGCCCCCGCCCTATTCCCCAGCTCTACGAGCTTCTTTTGCCCAAATCTCTTTAGCTGGCACTATTGTGCCCAACATAGGCGCTGCTAAGCACGTCAAATAGACAGGAATCCACGGGCCGATGCTGATGCTTGACATCCCACCTTTATGTTCAAGTACAGTAACCTTAGCTTCGATAGTTCCATCTGCAAACATGTCGGAAATCCACTTATTTTCCTTCCCAACGATGTCTATCTTGAGGAAATAATCGCCTTGGTTTCCTGTCAATTCCAAACCAAGAGGGTGATAGTATTCCCCGTCGAATTCCTCGACAGTTTCAGACGTGGTAAGATTGAAGTCTCCATGTAGTGAATGTCTGAGCTTTATCAGAAATGTTTCTGTACTAAGCGCACACACGTCCCTATGCACCAGTTCGATTGACTGCCGCTCAAGCGTTTGTTCAGTCATATTGCACCTTTACGATCGATTTCCCTGGCATTCTGAGTCAGTGTGTACGCTTGAAACACACTATCAAACTCACGGAGAACCACATTTCCATTTTTATCCCACATCTGATAGTACTTACGAGTGGGACAATCTACAGAGTGTCTCATCTTTATCCCTTTAACTCCGCAAAAGGGGCAAACATAGTCACTTGTCCGAAGTACTTCCATTCTGCTCAAGGCAGTCTTTATTGTGTACTTTTTCATGGTCAATGCTCCGTTTGTGGCTCGATATTCAAATAAACCCCGTCAGTGTCTTCATCTTGATTTCCCCACAACACGTCCAACACTCGGGCGTAATGCGTGTTTGCACATTCTTCGTCATGCACGAGTGGACCGCCTTCTTCCGAAGGAATACCTCCACAAAGTAAACATCTCGACGGCGTGCCATCTTGTTTATAAACAAGACTTGTGCGCATAAACATGTCGGCCACCCTACCGATCAAGTTCAGTATTACAGCGGCCTTTTCCTCGTTAAGATAACGTACAGATTCAGGGTCGCTGCGCAAAATATCTTCACTCCAGTGTGTCTTTCCATCCGTCCCAGAGCCGGGTAGCAGATAAACCCTATAAGGTGCCTCAGTCATTTTTCGTCTCCTTGTTGGTTGAATGTAACGCTTCGTCGCGACGACGTTCCTCACGAACAGTCCCAATGAACCCAAGATCCAGGCCGCACTTGACACAAATAGCCTGACAAACACGGTTCTCAAAGTATTTTTCATGAGAACAGTTGATCATCTTCCAGAAATCTATAGCCCGGCAACCGACATAGATAAGTGCGACCAATCCACACGCGCTTACCATTAGTAGATCTGCTATTGTCCAGATGAACATTAGTCTTCCTCCTTAAAGTTCACACTTCCGTTTTGTCGTTTTATTGCAAGTCTTTACCCTGGCAACGGAGACCAATAGGCAGGCATTAACCCGCCTTCAATGTCCTCATTCCACCCAAGGAGGCCGCAATCGTGACCTATCGTCAAATCACCATTACAAAACATCCACACACCAAATTCATCGCCGTTCTCATTGGTTTCACTTCCCCAGTAAGCGACTGGGGCGTAATCCCAGCCGTCTCTCCAGAGTAAAATTTTGGTCCCGTTTTTACGCGCGGTCTCAATTGGTTGCCATTCAGTCATTTCAACCTCATTGCGTTAAGTTCATTCCACAATTGCCATATATGCTCGGCCAATTTGCCGCTTACTGTTACCTCGCGAGGCTTGTCTCCCATAGCAATGGCAACGGATGCGACAGCATTGACAAGCCTGGTTACGTCTCCTTCTTTAAGTTCAATCACCATTCGTTCGTTCTCCTTCCAGAGTTATCGCACGCTTTACAGATAGGATTAGCTAGAAAGCGTCTCTCCTGTTCGTCCATCCGGGTATTTAGCTTGACTCTTATTTCGTTTTGAGACTCAGATAGTCTTGAATCTTCACACACATACCCATCAGGGTTCCGATTGAACCTACATATCATGTAATCAGACAGAGTTTTATTCTTACTCTTCCCGCACACACGGCATTTATACTTAACCACACGGGTTTCTCTGACTTCACCCAAAATAGTTTTCATCACTCGTCCTCCTTCTTCCTCGGTTGGTACATCAAAGCTATTTAAGCCTTAATTGCTCTAAGAACACACGGCGCTGTAAAAGCATTCACCAGAGCAATAGACATGACGGCCAGCTGTTTGACGAATATCGTCTTCATGAACTTGCTTTCCGCAATGTTCGCATGTAGCCAACCCGCTAAATTCTACATATTCGCCAGTTCCTTTGGACGGGAATTGATCTTTAGTTGGATCAATTATGTTTCCTTCCGCATCTACGCACCACCAATGCGGCTGATCTGGCCAGATATGGTCAATGTAATGACCTCGAACCAAGCGAAGATGTGGGTTATTCAAGATTAATGCTTCTGACATTTCTTTGCATTTGCCGCGATATTTGACGTAATCATCTGACATCTTCCGTCTCCTTCTTTCTCGGTTGATTTCCAGTGCACCGCGCACCGCAGCCTGTGTCTTTCTCGCAGCCATCCCATTCGTCGCGCCAATCGGAACAGGGCGGGAGCGGGTCGGGCCAGTTCCACTCACCATCTTCAGTAACGATTGGGTGGGAAAGTTTCCGTAGATCAGTCATGCGGTGGCTCCGGCAGTGGCATCCAGTGGGTGGGCAGCGGATAGTCCAGCTCGTTGTGATCTTCGTATAGCTGGTCAGCCATATCCCAGTAGTTTTCAATCCCGCTGTCACGACCGACGCAGTATTGCCTATCTACGCAGACCCCAAACCCGACGTAAAACGTCAATATTGGCGCGTCTACGGGCGCGGTTTCAATTGGTTGCCAATTACTCATTTCTTTTCCTCCCACCAGAAACCAAATACCCAACATCTCCCAAGCCCATGAAACCAGTGTCTTAAGGTTGGGGCATCATAAGCCTGACATACGCCCCCCTTACCCCAGGGGTATTTTCGTAGGTTACGACTCCAACACCATTTTCGGGACGCTCGATAATGTTCACAATCCTCACATCTTTTCATGGCAACGGCTCCAGGATTCACCCTTCTTTTTGAAGAAACGGCCAATAAACCAACAACCGAAAAGACGCAAGTAACTCCGCTCTATTTCGGCGAATGCAGAAAGCAGCGGCAATCCTGTTAGTCTAGACGGGCGCAAGCATTCGCGACCTTTGAGGTAGACGCAGTCGGTGCACAGTTTTTTCATCGTCACTCTCCCCACTTAAAAGCTTCACACTTCGCGCAAGTCTTTGCCGTGATTAAAGCCGTCGGGCCTTTCTTTGGCTTCATCATCCACGGCGGACGCGGCGTGTTGGCTGCCCATGTGCATTTCATCGCCGTGTCGCCCTCTGGTTCGGCATAATTGCACAGTGCGATTGACGGACGCGGGAGCCAAGGTCTAGCCAGTTCCTTGCTTCGTTGCACAACTGCATCGACGAAAGCCTTCCGCTTTGCTGGGTCTTGTAATTCTGATAATTTTGTCATGGTTTACCTCCCAACCCACAATAGCCGAACATGCGCACTGGCGTTTCGATTTGATCGTTTTTATCGTGGTCCCACCGCCAAGCCATGCACTCCGACGCTATGCACAAGCTGTAACTTGGTGATCGTCCTGTGCCGTCTATAGAGCTATTTGACGCGTTACCGTCATCACACGTTGATGATGCCCTGACGTGCGGACACCACTTATCCATAGCTTCTCCCTCAGATACGATCATAATTGATGCTCCCGACTTAACAAGTTAACGATTGTTCCTTCAGGCGGAGGAACATGGAACGTTATCTTTCTTTTTTCTATGACATGGATTATGTCCGTAGTGGCCTCGACCTTCTCAACATCAAACGGCGCTTCAAAAACCGTCTGAACCCCATCCGTGCAAAATGACATTCGCCATACAGAGCTTGTGGCCATTCCAATAGGCTGACCAGGTTGCTTGGTCGCCTCGGGCGCTTGCTTAAAAAATCTACCCGTAAACCAACAGCCAAAGATATTGTAGAACCATCGTTCGAGTTTTGCAGGTTGGCCGATTAATGGCAGTCCTGTTGTACGATCTGGACGGACGCACTGGCGGTCATCGAGGTAGGCACAGTTGGTGCATAGTTTTTTCATAGTTCGATCCCCTTCGTTGGCATAGGTGCCCAATGGGTGGGCATGTATCCGCCTTCAATATCCTCGTTCCACCCGAGGAAGCCGCAATCGTGCCCTAACGACAAATTGCAGTCGGCAAAATACCACCCGCCAAATTCATTCCCAAACGCGTTATTAATGTGACTTCCCCAGTAAGCGACGGGGGCGTAATCCCAACCGTCTTTCCAGAGTAAAATTTTGGTCCCGTTTTTACGCGCGGTCTCAATTGGTTGCCATTCAGTCATCTATCAATCCTCCAACAGCAAATCCATATCCTTACCCATTGCTTTGATAGCGGCTTTGCATTCCTCGCCTGTTGTAAAGTAAATTACTCCTTGAGTTCTGCAATACTGCTCAAGCCCTACCTTCCATCCTAGCTTGTGGTCGTGCTTCGCATTCCACATTCCATTTTTAGCTACCCCGGGCATATTTCGGTACTTCACCAAGGCTTTCTGCTTGGCGAGGGCGCGTTCGGCTGGGTGATGCGTGCCGAAAAGATTGCCGACCTCTGCGTGTCGTTGCGCGTCAGCAAGATATTCAAATTTGACTGGCTCAACTTCGCCGCCGTGGGTAATCCGCCAGTATAATTCATTGGTTTTAGGCCATTCTTCCTTTACCGGCTCCGAAGTTTTGATCGGGTTTTGATCCTCGGTTGCGCGCAGAGGCACACCCTTTGCTTCCCCTGGCGACTCTCTAAGGTAGAGAGTCATGCTATGCCTTCCTCTTGCGTCATCCCACATGATCTTCATGGACTTAAAAAAGCCACTATCATCATCCGTCCACCCCAACAGACGAACCTTTGTGCCGTTTTTGGTTGTGAAAATGGGACGATCCACGAGGTCAAATCCCCCTTCTCCGCCCTCCGGAGTTTTAATTGGTTCTTGGTCTAATGCTCTGAAATTGGCGCACGGAGATACCTCCAACCCCAGCGCTGCGCGAAGCTCATCGGCGTCAATTTGTACCAGATGCAGGGCATCTGCGGCGTGATACTCCGTAATTCTGGCTATAAGTGTGATCTTGTTAGTCATTTCCACTCCTCCGATAATGCGTCTTTCAGTTCATCCGTGTATCTAACGCCATCGTCACTTCCACATTTGGCTTTGGCGATGATGGAGCGAGCTTGACCTAATGCGAGCAAGAAGCCGTCGTCCTGGCGCAAAACCGTTTGTCGATCAGCTTCGGTGAGCAAAAACTCCAGCGCCTCCAACAGCTCAGGCGCGGCGGCGATTAGTCGGGCGTTTAGTAGCGTTTCTTGTTCGGTTCCAAAAACGGTACATATGGAGGGGTTTACAGTTCGCTGGTTGCGAACAAGAACCTCAAATTCCCCTACAGTCCATGGTCCTGGTGTGTGCTTGTTCATTTCCCCGCATCCTCTCTCATCATCCGCGAGTGCCGCTTGACCGTAGTCAAGCTGAGGTTCAGATGCGCCATAATCTGTCGGGTATTCATCCCCGCGCCACGACAAGCTTTAATCGCCGCGTAATTGGCGTCGCCTAGGCGACGATTCCCAGCATTCCCGCTAGCCCTGGCGCGTGCACGTGCTTCCTCCGCCTTGTTGGGCGTGCAATCGGGCGGAGCTGGTTGGTAGGAAACAGTAACCCCGGTTAGCCGCTCAATCTCCATAAGCCCCCGTGCCGGCATGGCCGGGCACTTGGTAATCACGCCGCCACGAGCGAGGTATGCCTCAATGGATTCGCTCATTTTCCACCATCCATCACGATTCTGCAAGCAGCGCGTACTAATGCAGCATATGAGCTTCTGGCCCCGTATTTTTCCTTGATTGCTGCAAGGGCCTCTTTCTCAGTTCCCCAAAAACAGCCGAGTTGCACCATGGCATGAGTGCCGTGGTTGACTGCGTACCCAATGCGGCCATCGTCCCCGACCGGACCGAACGAGATAATCCCCTTGGCCCTGCGCAGATCGGCCTTGCTCAGGCTGGCCCCGGTCAGGTCGGCCCCGCGCAGGTTGGCCCCGCGCAGGTTGGCCGCGAACAGGTTGGCCGCGAACAGATCGGCCTTGCTCAGGCTGGCCCCGCGCAGATCGGCCTTGCTCAGGCTGGCCCCGTGCAGGTTGGCCTCGCGCAGGTTGGCCCCGGTCATATTTGCATTGGTCAGATCAGCCCCGTGCAGGTTGGCCCTTGCCCCGCCCTCATCTACCAACCATAGCGCGTGCCGCTTGAGCACTTCGTTTAGTTCTTCTCGCTTCATTTTCCTGCCTCCCAAAAGCACGTCTGGTTAACCCGCCCGGCCTTCGGGAGCTTATGCTTCCACGGCTGGGGGTTGCGCCCGCAGACGTCAAAATGTGTTGCCTTGAAAGGTGCGGGAACGAGGTCCGTATAAGCCAGCGCGGCGGCGTCAACCGACGCTTTCCAGGCTTTCATATCGTCAATCTTGTTGCGCTTTGCATACCATGGGTATTGCTTGGGTTTTGCGATCACCTCGCAAACCGAGTTTCCGCCAAATGGCGTGCCAATCCTGGCGAGCGTCGCATGGGCAATTGCTGTCGCCTCCGGCATGTCGCGCCCACGCGTCTCATGATAAACGACCTTGGCAAGACACTTAATCTCTTGCGGGTCGGCCAAGTGTAGTGCCGTCGTGCCCTCGCCGTCCGGGCCGACAAGGCGCATGGCGAATAGCGCGGCAAGGATGGTGGCATCGATGGGGGTCATGGGTTCGTCTCCATTACCGCCCGGCACGCGGACCTAACGACCGCCGCGTAGGTGCTACCCCGGCCGTACTTCTCCCTAATTGCTGCGAGGGCTTCTTTCTCAGGCCCCCAGAAGCAGCCGAGCTGCACCATGGCATGAGTGCCGTGGTTGACTGCATAGCCGATGCGGCCCTGATCACCCACAGGACCGAACGAGATAACCCCCTCGGCCCCGTGCAGGTCAGCCTTGGTCAGGCTGGCCCCGTGCAGGTTGGCCTCGATCAGATTGGCCCCGGTCAGATCGGCCTCGGTCAGACGGGCCCCGTGCAGGTTGGCCCCGAACAGGTCGGCGCCTTGCAGGTTGGCCCCGTGCAGGTTGGCCTCGGTCAGATCGGCCTTGGTCAGATTGGCCCCGAACAGGTAGGCCTCGCGCAGGTCGGCGCCTTGCAGGTTGGCCCCGGCCAGGTAGGCGCCTTGCAGGTTGGCCCTGGACAGGTCGGCGCCGGTCAGGAGGGCCCCGCACAGGTTGGCCCTGGACAGGAGGGCCTCGGTCAGGTTGGCCTTGCTCAGGTTGGCCCCGTACAGGTTGGCCTTGGTCAGGTTGGCCTTGGTCAGGTTGGCCCTCGCTCCGCCTTCGGCTACCAACCAGAGCGTATGCTGATTGAGCACTTCGTCCAGTTCTTCTTGTGTCATTTTCCTGCCTCCCAAAAACATGTCTGGTTAACCCGCCCGGCCTTCGGGAGCTTCTTTTTCCACGGCTGGGGATTGCGTCCACAAATGTCAAAATGTGTCGCAGCGAAAGGCGCTGGCACGAGGTCCGTATAGGCCAGCGCGGCGGCCTCAACTGACGCTTTCCACGCCTTCAGATCGTCAATCTGGTGGCGCTTTTTATACCAAGGATATTGCTTAGGTTTGGCGATCACTTCGCAAACGGAGTTTCCCCCGAAGTGCGTGCCAATCCTGGCGAGCGTCGCATGGGCAATTGCTGTCGCCTCCGGCATGTCGCGACCTCGCGTCTCATGATAGACGACTTTGGCCAGACACTTAATCTCTTGTGGGTCAGTCAGGTGCAGCGCCGTCGTGCCATTGCCGTCCGGGCCGACAAGGCGCATGGCGAATAGCGCGGCAAGGATTGTGGCGTCGATTGGGGTCATTTCAGTGTTTCCAGAAATTCTTCCATTTTGTGAAGGTTCTGTGTCGTAAGATCAACGTCGACCCGCGTTGTTTTAATCCCAGCAATAATCAGTCTCTTAATTTCGGCCCAAGCTTCTTCTTCTGTTTCATAATAATCTATGGTACTTCCTTGAAACTTTCTCCCAGCAGAGTTTTTACCAGTCAACGCATTTCCGTCGAGGTTCAACACCGTTACTGGATCAACGGTGCATTTAACAAACAGATCGCGATTATCAATCGACGATGTATTAAAATGCCACGTTATCTTGTATACTATTTTCATAGCTCTTCCCTCAATGCTAGTTCAATGTTGTCCAAATCAAAGTCGTTCAGTCTACGTTCAATGAACTTGGCCGGTGTACCTTGGCGCGTGAGGATTTCAATGTCCTCAAAATACGCTCTATCGTATCCTACGTCCGGCTCCGCCGGGTAAGCATTCGCCATCACTAGGACCGGGAAGCCTCCGCAGACGGTTGTTTCAATTTTTACTTTCATTTGTCAACATCCATCAATGTAATCCTCATCTTATTTCTGTAAGTGATATCCACGCGCAGAGAAACAAGACTTGCTGCAGAACTTCCCATTCGGGACTTTCTCCCCAGAAAGAGAATCGTCGCGCACATAGGCATACTGAAACCTTCTTGCATCTTTACCACACTCATCACACTCTCCATCGTCAACTTGTTTACGATACAGAGAAACTCGTCCGAAAGCATCGTGTGATATCTGTCTCCAACCTTTACTCATGATCTTTGTTCCATACCTTTAAAGTTCTTGCCTGTTTCTTAAAGAAAGCCCCGATCTTTTGACCTATCGCAAGTCCGAGCAATCCTCCGACTACAGGGACGGCTACGGCTGAAAAGGCTAACCAGCCCAAGATTTCCTCCCATTCCATGATCTTACCTCACAGCTAGCTTTTGCTCGATCGTCGCCTTGTCTCTTATAAGCCTTGACAACAGAGTCTCCGGCTCTAAGACATTCTAACATCTCGGCGAATGGAGAAGGTTGTTCGATGCTTCTACATCCGCTCAAACACGTCCAGATAACAAGAACATACACAGTCATTTCTCAGTCTTTCGCTTTGCTTTTGTCAAGATCGCAGAGAATACCGCCACAGCCAAAGTTCCAGCTGCGTGGTATATTACGTCTAAGGTCGCATTCCAAGGCTTTTCCAGAGGTTTCTCCATTCTTTCCACTCTGGGTCTTGGGCGTTTTTCCAAATCAATGACGCGTTTTGTTCTACTTCTCTTCTTGTCCATTCTTCACTCCACCAAGACGTTCTTTCGCGCGCGGCGACAAAAACCCTGTACGGTCCAATCCCAACAAGGACACCAGCCCTACCACCATGCCGGCTATGACGATCCAGAAAATTGAATTGATCAGGACGTAGGCCAGGGCGCCAGGGAGTTGAGTCACGTATCGGCCAAGAGTCCTTCCATTTGAACTCAACCAATCCGCAGTTTCCGTCAGCCAATAAAAGCGCATCTGGTACTCCTCCTTTTGTTATGTCTGTTAGGCGTTCCGCGCCTGGGAATAGACTGGCGACCTCTCGCCATAGTTTACTCTCAGTCATCACCTTCAACCTTTTTATCTTCTGGCAGAAGAGACTTCAAGAAGTTCAC